ACCTATTCTGTGTGCTCTGTCTTCTGACTGTAGTCTTTTTTCTAAATCATATCCATTAGAATAATAAATAACATTATTAGCAGCAGTCAATGTAATACCATACCCACCTGTCTGTGGATTACCTATAAAAAATCTTGCATTTGATTCTGGGTCCTGAAATCTTTCTATATTTTTTTGTCTAACATCTGCTGGTATTGCACCATAATATTGTACAATAGAGTCTTCACCGTGTTTTTTAGATATAGCTTTTACAATTTGTTTTATATCGTACACATAGTTGGCCCATATAATAACTTTACCTTCTACTTCATCAAGGACATCTAATAATTCAGACATTCTATTATTTTTTATTTCTGTGATTGTATCATCATCATTCTTTAAGTGACCACAACTGATCTGATGTAAACGCATTAGTTGTGTTAATACGTGGGGCGCTGTAGCCATCTTGCCTTTTAGTTGAGCGAGGGCCGCGGATTTCATAGTAGTATAAATTTGTCTTTGTTCATCTGACAATTCTACTTCTCTTTGTATATATATTTTTTCAGGCAGGTCCAAGCAATCTTCTTTTAATACTCTGTAAGAAAACTTTTTTAAAGAGTCTGATAATTCATCTAATCTTTTATAGCCACCTACAATCTGTACCCTACGACCACCAAAGTTTCTATCTATCATTGTGGCGTATCTATTTCTAAATGTATAATAAGAATTAAATCCAAGTAATTCTTCGTGTAAAAAATTACATTGTGTATATAAATCTAATGGTGATTTAGTTACAGGAGAGCCTGTAAGAATTCTTCTGTATTTTGCTAGCTTACCAAGCGCAAGAATAGCTTTTGTTCTTTTAGCCGTAGGTGTTTTGATGGTTGTAGACTCATCAATAGCCATTATTGTTTTATGGCAATTAAGAAACTTTGTGGCAAATTCTAGACCTTTTTTAGTCGAGAATGCTTCTACATTCATAATAAGGATGTGAAGGTCATAGTCTATTTTAAACAATTGTTGATACTCTTTATCCTTTGCTTTGGATGTAGTCGCAGTCCATAGTATCGTTTTATGATCTATGTGGCTAGGTAAATGATTTGGTATTTCACCAGAAAACCAGTTTCTATAAACACCTTTTGGTGCTATAATTAGCGCCGCATTTATTTTACCTTTATCATACAGCATAGCTATATTATCAACTAACACTTTAGATTTACCTGTACCCATTTCCATAAAATATCCATATTCATCTTTATCCCACGATTTTTCTAACGCAGTAATTTGATGGTCGTATGGCTTTGTCTTAAATTTATAATTCATATTTTTTTCTACTTTCTATGTTGACAATTATATATAACCTATGTTAAACGTTGTCAAGAATTAAGAAATGAAAAATAAAATATTTGAATTGTATAAGCCTAACTCTTTAGCAGAGTTTTTAGAATTTAATAAAAACAATCCTGAAGAAAGATTTGTTTATGTAGTTCAACAACCAGCTCCTAATATAAATATATTAAGTGCATCTGATTTTGGTTATCTTGTAATATGTTTGCCTAACAGAGACCAGGCAATATTATCTACTGCACCTTATGTACAGAAGATGAAAAAAAATTTACAAGATTTTCGAAAACAAGATTACTTGCTTGCTGTTGGAGATCCTGTTATTATAGGTATATCAACTGCAGCTGTAAGTGAAGTTACATCAGGTCAGTTTAATATGTTGAAGTGGGACAAACGTGAATATAGATACTATCCACTTGAAGTAGATATGTATCAGAAAGGATAATTATGTCAGACATAAGAGACGAAATGATTAATGACTCAAAAGATTTTTTAGATACAGTTGAAGTTACAACTATTGCACAAGAATGTGTAAATTTAAAAAAAATAGAAGATGAAATAGCAGAGTTAGAAGAAAGACTTAAAGATAAAAAGTCAGATGCTGATCACATCAGCTCAAAAGTAATTCCAGAATTATTAGCAGAACAAGGACTATCAGAAATAAAATTAGCTGATGGGTCTAAAGTATCTGTCAAACAAGAATTTAGAGCCACTCTTCCAAAAGATGAAGTAAGAAGAGATGCAGCTTATAAATGGCTTCGAGATCAGGGGTTAGGGGATATTATTAAAAACAATGTCTCTGTAACATTTGGTAAAGGAGAAGATGACAAGGCCAAATCTTTGATTGACCTTGCGGTTGAGAATGGTTACGAACCAAATCAGAAATCTGATGTGGCTTGGAACACATTAACAGCCCTTTATGAGGAGCGTGTCAAGGCCGGCCTTGACATGCCTTCTGATGTCTTTAGTCTTTGGATTAAGGACAAAACTAAAATAAGTCGGAAATAACAACAAAGGATAAAGAAAAATGAGTAAAGAAGTAATGAAAAAAGGATCGGGGTCAGTAGCTTTGTTCGCAGACGATGTGGCTACAGGTTTTGATAACATGACGCAAGATGATCTTGCGTTGCCTTATGTCAGAATCTTGGGTCAATTATCGGCACAAGTGAATGAAGGGGATGGTAAATACATCGAGGGTGCTAAACCTGGGATGATTTATAATAATGTTACCCATGAAATATTTGATGGGAAAAAGGGTATCAAGGTGGTGCCATGTTATTATAAAAAAGACTATCCAGAGAAAAGCGACAAAGGAGATGGGAATCCATTAACAGTGGCTACACATCTACCTAATAGTCCAATAATCAAGACAGGTAAAAGAGAGGGTGCCAAGATTAGATTACCTAATGGTAATTATCTTGAAGAAACTGCTTATTACTATGTTTTGATGGAAACAAAAGCAGGTGGTATGACACCAGCGTTGATTACTATGAAATCATCGCAGCTTTCTGTCAGCAAAAATTGGAATTCTATGATGAAAACCATACAAATTGAGGACGGAAAAGGTGGATTTGTTACACCACCAATGCATGCAGTTGTGTATAATCTAGCATCGGCAATACAAAAGAACGATAAAGGTTCTTGGTATGGCTGGGCTATTACGCAAGACAGAATTATGGGACAAGAAGACAAAGGTTTGTACAAAAGTGCAAAAGAATTTTCTTCTAGTGTTTCGGATGGAACTGTGCAAGCAAAAGCTGATGTAGAAGAGAAAGTATCGGAAACTACTCCGTACTAAATTAAATGAGGGGGATTGTGAGATCCCCCTTTACAAAGAAAAAAGAAATGATAATACAAAAAGATAAATTCAAAAATATATTTAGTGGACTAACTATAGCATATGGACAATATCAACCTGGAGAACGTGGCGAAAACGGAAAGCAACAAGGAAAAGCTTTTATTGTACGTGGTGACGTCACCGACGAACTCTGGGAAAACCATCTCACAGGAAAAGGTCCAGCCCTGGGAATCATCCCTATTACGGAAAACAATGATTGTAGGTGGGGGTGTATTGATATTGACGAATATAACTTTGATCATACTAGCCTCATTAAAAGCATTAGGGATAAAAAACTTCCTCTTATAGTTTGCCGAAGTAAATCTGGCGGAGCTCACGTATTTTTATTTACTAAAGAAAATATTCCTGCATCATTGATGCAATCAAAATTAAAATCTATGGCCATCATACTTGGTTATGAAGGCTCTGAAATATTTCCAAAACAAACTGAAATACTAGTGGATCGTGGGGACACTGGTAATTTTTTAAACCTGCCCTACTATAATGAAATGAAAGGACTGCGTTATGCTATCAACGATAATGGCGCCGGTTGTACACTTGAAGAATTTTATCAGCTCTATGATAAATTTGTTTGTACCAAAGAGACAATCGACGAAATTAAAACAGAAGAGAAAAAAATAGAAGAAGCATTTCCTGGAGGTCCACCTTGTTTAAATAAACTTGCAACAACAGGATTTGGACAAGGCTCTAGGAACAATGCATTATTTAATATAGCAGTATACTATAAACAATCATCACCAGATACTTGGGAAGATAAAATTGTAGAAGCAAATTTAAAATATATGGACCCAACTTTAAGTAATAGTGAAGTTCAACAATTAATAAAATCTGTAAATAGAAAAGGTTATGATAAATATCGCTGTAAAGATTCTCCAATTAATGCAGTATGTCAATCAGGTTTATGTAGGACAAAAAGATTTGGTGTAGGATTTGGTGAAGAAGAAATGCCAATGTTAGGAAGTCTTACAAAATATTCTTCTAAACCACCGGAATGGTTTTTAGATGTAGATAAAAAAAGAATACAATTAAAATCAGAACAACTTTACAGTCCACAACTATTTGCTTTAGCGTGTTTAGATCAAGCTAATTTAATTGTACCAGTACCTAAACCAAAAGATTGGAAACAACATTTTTTAAAACCTATGATGCAAGGTTTACAAGAAGTAGAACCTTTAGAGTCTTTAGATCCTGTAAATGAATTAACAGGACTATTACAAGACTGGACAACTAACAGACAATCAGCAAGAACTTTTGACGATATATTAAATAAACTACCATACACAGATGAAAAAAGAGAATTTACATATTTTAGAATGGAAGACTTTTATAATTTTTGTAAAAGAAATCATTGGGAAAAAGATAAAAATCAAACAGGTAATTTAATTAAACAATTAGATGTATTTGTAAATGAAGAAAGAATGCGTATAAAAAAACAACAACCAAGATTAATTAAAATAAAAACTATGAAACAATTAGAGGCAAGTACAACACAAGAAGCTTACCAAGAGGAGGTATTTTAATGTCTAAACCACCAACATACGATAGAGATGTAGGCAAGAATTGGCATTTAAGATTTAGGTTAATAATACAAGAGTTAACTGAAGAATTAGAATTAACACAAATACAATTAAAGATAGCAGAAAGGAAAATAAAAAAGTATGAAAACAATAATACTGGGTCCACCAGGAACGGGAAAGACAACAACGTTGTTAAATTTAGTAGACGAATTTATACAAGATGGGATAAGACCTAAACAAATAGGTTATTTTTCATTTACAAGAAAAGCAGCAACAGAAGCAGCAAACAGAGCTTCTGAAAAATTTGGTTTAGATATAGAAAATGATTTACCATTTTTTAGAACACTACATTCTTACGCATTCAATCAGTTAGGAATGACAAAAGAAAAAATGATGAAACCAGAAGACTATAAAGAATTTGGTGAGAAGTGTGGCATACCTATAAAGTCTGCAAAATTTTCTGACGGTGATGGTACATTTAATTCTGACAATGAATATCTTACAATAATAAATACTGCAGTTGTTAAAAAAATGGATCTATTAGAGTATTATGATTCAAGACAAAACATTCTTGATATAGAAAGAAACACATTATTTTTATTATCAGAAGAACTTAAAAGATTTAAAAAAGAAAAAGGATTAAAAGACTTTAATGATTTGTTAGAAGATTTTTTAGAAAAAGAAACTATTAATAAGTTTAAAGTATTATTTATTGATGAAGCCCAAGACTTATCTTTACTACAATGGGAGATGGTAAGAAAGATTTGGAACAAAGCAGAGAAAACTTACATAGCTGGTGATGATGACCAAGCAATATTTAAATGGGCCGGTGCAGATGTAGATCACTTCATTGCACTCAAAGAAGAAGTTGATGACATACAAACATTAGATCAATCTTACAGGATTCCTGGAGGACCTATACACGAACTATCTCAAAAAATAATTAGTCAGGTACAAAATAGATTTGATAAAAAGTACAAACCAAGAACGGGAGAAGGAGTAATGCGAAGATACTCTGACATCACCCAGGTAGATATGTCCGAGGGTAATTGGTTAGTGTTATCTTCTGCGAATCATTTTTTAGATTCAGTAAAAGAAGTTTGTGAACTACGGGGTTGGTATTATCAATACAAAGGACGTAATTCTATACCACTTAAATTATTGCTAGCATTAAACAATTGGGAATCGTGGCGAAAAGGAGGCATGCTCAATCATTTAGAAATAAAAAATATATATGAATATTTAGGATCAAATGTTTTAGAAGGATTTAGAAAAGGTAAAACGTTGCATTCTGATGATAAATATACGATAAAGGAGTGTGTAGATAATCACGGGTTAATTACTCAACAGGTTTGGTATGAATCTTTTGAAGGACTTGATCCAATTACAGAAAACTACATTCGTAATATGAGAGCAAATGGAGAAGAGATAAATAAAAATCCTAGAATAATAATGTCAACAATACACGGAGCGAAAGGAGGAGAAGCTGACAAAGTTTTACTAATGCAAGATTTAACAAACGCAGCTCTTGAAACATTTAGTTATGATCCAGATGAATTACATAGATTATTTTATACTGGAGCAACAAGAGCGAAGCGTGAATTGCATGTATTAGATCCAAGAGATTTTGATAGAGCTTATATACTATGACCAACAAAGATTTATTTAAAGGTACAACATACGATACTTTAGAAAAACAGGTAGGCGGGAAACACTATCGCAATATGAAAATTCAGCCAGCACATTTTATAAATGAAAACAAGTTGCTTTTTGCGGAGGGTAACGCTATAAAATATATATGCAGACATTCTGCAAAAGGTAAAGAGGAAGATGTGAAGAAGGCAATACACTATTTAGAGATGATACTTGAAAGGGATTATTCGTGAGAAGTACCCAGATACCGTTGTTTACTCCAGAAACAGAATGGGTAATGCCAGAGGAATTAAAAGATCTTCGAGGACATAAAGAAATATCAATAGATTTAGAAACTAATGACCCACATCTA